GCGTCCACCACAGTTTATTGAAGATATAGGTGTTGATCTAGCAAAAAACCTGGTAGCGTCAACAGGCGTACCTACGGTATCAGTTGGATTATCAGCAATATCACAAAGACCAGGAGAGTCAGCAACAGATTTTGCAGCAAGACAAACAGCTGCTAAAGCATTTGAAACTAGACAACAAAGTTTAGCGGGCCTTGCACCAACAGTTGCAGGTCAAGATGCATTACAACAACAAGCTGCACAATTAGCAGGATCAGGTGTAGGATCGTATCAACCCTTTATAAATCAAGCACAACAGCTTACAGGAGCTGGTGGCGGAACAGGTGCAGGTTCTATTCAAGAATACATGTCACCATATCAAACACAAGTAATTGATGCATCACTTGCAGAGTTCGATAGAAATGCAGCATCAAACAGACAAAGAATTAGAGATCAAGCAGTAGCATCAGGAGCTTTCGGTGGTGGTAGAGAAGGTGTACAAATGGCCGAGTATGATTTAGGAAGTGATAGAGAAAGAGCTTTATTACAATCAGGATTATTACAACAAGGATTTGGTCAAGCACAAGCAGCAAGACAACAAGACTTTGGTAATCAACAAGGTCTAGCACAATTATTACCACAATTACAAAGAGCAGACATTTCAACATTAGGATCAGTGGGCGCAGTTCAACAGGCACAACAGCAAGCTACAGAAGATGCAACAAGAGAAGCAGCAAGGCAGGCTACATTCTTACCTCAAGAAAATTTATCTAGATACGCAGGTCAAGTTGCAGGACTTATGGGTGGTTATCCAGGTCAAACTACACAAAGCTTTGTGCCTAATCCTAGTCCACTACAAACAGCAATAGGAGCAGGATCTGCACTAGCAGGAATATTTGGAGCACTGAAAGGTTAAGATGGCTAATAGAGTATTAAAAAGACCAATGTTTAGAATGGGTGGTTCACCTAATTTTGAATTTCAAGAAAAGACTAGTGGCATACTATCTGGACTTGACGGACCAAAATTAAGTGCATCAAGAACAGGATATGACGCTGGTGGTTTTGCAGAAATAATTGAAGCACAAGATAAAGCTAGTAAAGAATATTTAGGTGAAGATGATTACAAAGCAAAAGCAGGTATGCCTGGATCTGCATCTAGTGCATTAATGAACTTTGGTTTAAATTTACTTGCACAACCTGGTGGTAATCTTTTTGGTTCAATTGGAAAAGCAGGATCACCTGTACTAAGACAATTTCAAACAGCTAGAGAAGCTGAAAGATTAGATAAAAGAAAAGCCGAGAGAAGAAGAAAAGGTGATGTTCTAGACAGAGCTGCAGATATATTTGAAGCACAGATAGAAGCTAGTGGTGAAGCGGGTAGAGATGAATTTAGTTTTGAAGCTATGCAAAATTCAATGAAAGGCCTTCAATCAGCTGAAAAACAACTTAATAAAGATATTGATGCTTTAAAATTAAAAAAAGATGCTGGAACTGCTACTGAAGAAGAACTTGCTTCATTACAAGAAAAAATAACAGACAAAGGTAACAATGAAGAATTACAAGTTTTAATAACTAAAAACCCACCAAAAGATGTTGTAGGTTTGACTCTTTTAAAACAGATTGAAAATGGTTTGAAAGATATGGATGAGTACTACGAATATTTAGATGATCCTTCAGCATATAGACAAAAAGTAATTGCTGAAGCAAAAAAGAAAAGAGAAGGTAGTAGAGATGGTGGTAGAGCAGGTTATCAAGTAGGTGGAGAAGTAATAGAAGATGTTGCGATGATGACTGAAACAATGCCAGCTCCGGGTCCTACGGCACCGGCACAAACACAAGATTTAACATATGATGAATTAAGATCAAGATTACCAAGAGAAATTACTGATGATGTCGTTACATTAATCTCTACAAGCAAACAAGCATTAACAGACTTTGCAAATATTCAAACTCAACAAGATGTAGATAATTTCAACAAACTATATAATGTAAACTTGGTCCTACCACAGGAGGGTTAAAGTGGAGCCGTTTGAAAAAAAATCACAAGAAGAAGAAATTATTGATAAAATTGTTTTAAACGAAACAATTAAAAAAAAATTAAACAAACCAAGAAAACAAGTTAAATTTACTTGGGAAGGTTTAAAAAATGCACTTCCTTTATTTAACACACAAATATTTAACAAACAAAAACTAGACAGGATTAAACAACTTACTGAAGGTGAACCAGCCAAAGAAAAAGATTATATAGAAGGTTTTGAAGAAATAGAAAGATCTGTATATGGTGGTTTACAAGACCTTGGATATTCTGTAGGTGATCTTGTTACGGCAGGTATCGACTATGCGTTTGATACAGATTATGTTTCTAAACTGGATGAAGTCTACGAAGAAAATAAAATAAAAGACCCTGAAACTTTAGTTGGCGAGTTTGGAAAAGTAGGTGTTCAATTTGGTATACCTGGAGGTTTAGTATTTAAAGTAGGTGCTAGAGGAAGAGCAATTGCAAAAGGTAAGGATGCTATTGGAAAATTATCGAAAGGACAAAAAGCAACACAAATAGCTAAACGTGCTGGATACATGGCTGGAGCTTTTGCAGCTACAGATTTTATTGCTGCTTCACCAAACATTGATACATTGGTTGTAGAAAAAGAAGATGAAAAAGGAAAGTCAGGCAGAGATCTTGCAGCGACAAGATTTAAAAATAGATTAAGATTTGCATCAGAAGGTGCATTAATTGGTGGCGGTTTTTCTTTAATGGGTAAACCATTAGCCGTTGGATTAAAGTATGGAATATTTAAACCTGGTATGTATGCTGCCGGCATGGGATTAAGAGCAGCTGATGCTGCTGTAGTAAAACCACTGTCTTTTGTATTATCTAGAACACCTGGATTACAAACTGGTGCGCGTAAATTACGTGACATAAGTGCATTTACAACAGAAAAAATAATGAATCCAATTATATCTAGAAATTTAAAATTTGAACAACTACCAAAATTTGATGATTGGAGATTATTTTCAGTTGCAGATTCTGACCCTATAAAAAGAAGATTAAAAAAATTAGATAATTTTTTAGCTGCATTCAGATCTGTTGGTAAACAAACAGGAATTGGGTTTCAATTAACGGCTGAAGCTAGAAGAGAAATAAAAGGAAGATCAAGAACTATTGAAAAATATTTAGAGTCTTTAGAAAAAAAAGCATATGATTTAGCACAAGCAAACAAAACTCTTTACAACACAAAAACTACATCACCAGCAAGTCAAGATTATTATTTAGACCAAGTATTATCTTATTTAAAAGGTCAAAAAAAACTAGACGCTTTACCTGACATATTAAAAAATAGTGCATCATCTTTAAACAAAGAATTATTAAAAACTAAAAAAACTTTTGCAGAGCTATTACCAGATAAAGAATTAAAAAATTATATATTAGATAATTTAAAATCATACATGCGTAAATCTTTTGCTGTATTTACTAATCCTGAATTTACTCCTGACAAAAAAACTTTAGATGGAGCAATTGATTTTGTTGTAAACAATGTAATTAAAAAAAATAAAACAGAAAGATTAACAGCTGCAAGATTACCTGGTAAAGCTACACCAGCACAAAAACAAAGAACTTACGCAGAGCAAATCGTAAAATCTATATTACAATCAGGTAAACAAAATAATGGAGATCCATTACAAATATTAAAAAACGTATCTAAATATGATTTAAAATCAGATAAAATTATTAGAACAGGTGAAGAGTTGCCTGATGCAATTAAAAAATTAATGGGTCAAGAAGATAATTTAAAGTCTTCTGTATTACAAACTACGTCTCATGCAATCACACAATCTGTAAATAAAAAAATGTTGGATAGATTAGCACAAGTTGGTCTTGATGAAGGTTGGTTATATAGATCAAGAGAAGATGCCATAGCTAGAGGTATATTAGATGCAGGGCAAAATCCAGTAGGTAAATTAAAAGGACTTGGTTTATTACAAAGTAATATGTCAAAACTATATGGATCAGATCAAGTTATGCAAGCATTGCGTGGTACACCAGGCACACTAGATAACTGGATACAAAATAGTATTTATAGAAATATTTTACAATTTAAAGTTGCTACACAGTTTGGTAAAACTGTTCTTTCACCTGCAACACAAGTTAGAAACGTAACATCAGCAAGTATGTTTCCATTAGCAAACGGACATATAGGTGGTAGAGCATCTGTAACTGAAGCAATCAAAATGACTCTTGATGATATATTTGGTGCAGGAAAACTTATTAACGAAGAGGCTTTTATAAAAAATTTAGAAAATAAAATACGTCTCGGTGTCATTGATGAAAATATTGTGGTGGCAGAATTAAAAGCTGTGCTGCAAGATATTAAAGCTGGAGCTAAAGTTAAGAGTATGGATAGTTTATTAAATAAATTATCTAATACTAAAATGATGAAAACAGCTACAAGGATATATGCTGGAGGTGATAATCTTTGGAAATGGTATGGTCATGAATATGTAAAATCACAAATGCGTGGAATGTATAACACTGTAGATGACATTGCAAAATGGACCAAAGAAATAACTGGCAGAGAGTTTCAAAAATTTGACACTTTTACAGGTAAACTAAAAAACTTTGACCAAGCTGTTGATGAAGCAGCTGCGTGGCAAATTAGAAATACTTATCCTACATATAGTAAAGTTCCAGAGTTTGTACAAAATATTAGAAAATTACCTTTTGGTAACTTTGTATCGTTTCCTGCAGAAATGATTAGAACAACTTCAAACATATTAAGCATAGGTTTAAAAGAAGCTGCATCTAGTAATCCGTTACTAAGACAACAAGGATATAGAAGATTGATAGGCGCTTCTGTTGTATTAGGTGGTGCAAATGAAGGTGCAGGGCAAATAGCTCAAGCACTTACTGGTGTATCAGAAGAACAAATAGATGCATACAAAAGAAGTTTAGCAGCGCCTTGGAATTCAAGAGCAACTATTATTCCAATTAATAAATGGAAAGACGGTAAAGGAAAAGCGGTGAACTTTTCATACTTTAGTCCGTATGATGTAGTTACACAACCATTCTATGCTACAATGAAAACATTAGAAGAAGGTAATTTAAAACAAGAAGATGTTGATGATACTATATTAAAATTAATGTTTGATATGGATGGACCTGTAATGAAATTAATGGATCCGTTTGTATCACAAGCAATTGCATTAGAAAGAGTATCTGATGTTATGCCAAGACAATTATTTTTAGGTGGTAGAGGTGGTGAAACTAAAACTGGTGGAGCGGTTTATTCTCCAACAGATCAGATAGGAACTAAAATGTCAAAAAGTTTAATTCATATCTTAAAAGGAGTAGAACCAGGAGCTGTATCAACTGGTAGAAAAATACAAGAAGCTGCTACTGGAGACATTAGCAGAGGTGGTGTGCCAAGAGATTTAAGAGATGAACTACTTGCACTTTTTTCTGGTGTTCGAATTATAAACATTGATGTGCCAAGAACTATGCAATATAAAATTACTCAGTATAATAAAAGCAAAAGACTAGTTACCACAACTGAAAAATTATTTAGTTTACAAGACTATCAAACAAGAGGACCGGAAGCATTAGCAAGAGAGTTTGTAGATATACAAGAAGAAAATTTAAGAGTTAACAGAGATTTTTATCAAGTTGTTAAAGACGCTCAAGAAGTTGGTTTACCAAAAAGAGAATTATTTAAATTATTAAAAGGAAGAGGTTTGTCTACTAGAAACGCTGCTTTAATTATGAGAGGTAAAAATATTCCTTACACTGGCTATGACGCACGTATGATAAAAAGATTTAGAGAAGCAGAAAAAATCGGAAGAGAGTCTGGTCAAGGTGAAGTAAACAGAGAATACTTTTATCCTAAAAGAGATTTTAAAAAAATAGAAAACGACTACAGAAAAAAAACATTAGATCCTAAAGCACCAGTTAATAGAAGTATCATTGATGGTGTTATGGATTTGTTTAGTGAACGAACTACACCACAAGGTGAAACAGTACAAACAGCACAAGTACAAGAGATAAAAACACCACCATTACCGGGTACACCTATGCCTAGAGTGCAAACGGCACGAGCAAATATTAACCCAATTACCAACTTGACACGTACGCAAGAAGCATTACTATCACCTGAAGAGAAAATAATTGCGAGTAAAACATAATGGCTAAAAACGCATTACAGAAAATTGAAGATCATGAAAAACTTTGCAGGATAATGCAAAAACAAACTCATGACAAGATTCACAAAATAGAGACACAGATAAGTCGTCTTGAAAAAATTGTATTAGTGTCAGCAGGAATGTTGATTATGGGAATGGCTAATATGATATTTATGTTATTATCAAACACACCAAATTAAAAAAATTTTTATGCAACTATCTAAACATTTTACTTTAAAAGAGATGACTAAATCGATGACTGCTCAACGTAAGGGCATTGACAACACACCAGGATCTGGTGAGATTAAAGCTTTAGGTGATCTTTGTTATGAAATTTTAGAACCTCTACGTGCACACTTTGATAAGCCAGTTACTATTACATCGGGTTATAGATCCGAGGCTTTGTGTGAAGCTATCGGCAGCAAAAAGACATCGCAACATGCGAAGGGCCAGGCCGTAGACCTGGAAATTTTTGGCGTGCCCAATATTAAGACAGCTTACTGGCTACAAAATAACGTAGATTTTGACCAGCTGATCATGGAGTACTACGATAAGGATGATCCTGCAGGCGGATGGGTCCACATATCTTATCACGAATCAGATTCAAATAGAAAACAAGTTCTTACTTTCGACGGAAAAAAATACACTGAAGGTCTTCCAGATATGGAATGGAAAGGTGGAAAAGTAGTTGGTTAAATCCAATCTCGTAATTCTTCACCCATAACTTCAGACGCAATATTTATTTTTTTACGTAATGCTTTCACTATATTTTCATCTACTGTATCTTCTGCAATAAGGTCTACATATGTTACCGATTTTGTTTGTCCTATTCTATGCGCTCTGTCTTCTGACTGTAATCTTTTTTCTAAATCGTAACCATTAGAGTAATAAATAACTGTATTAGCTTGTGTAAGTGTAATACCATACCCACCTGTTTGTGGTGTACCTATTAGAAATCTACATTCTGGATCAGTTTGAAAACGTTTAATGTTTGATTGTCTTGCTTCTTGTGGTGTTAATCCATAGTAATGTACATAAGATTTTTCACCATATTTCTTTTTTAGAGCTTCGATAATCTCACCAACATTTAATTGATAGTTAGCCCAGATGATAGCTTTGCCTTCTACTTCTTCTAATATATCTATTAACTCATTCATTCTATTACTAGGTATGGCCTGTGATGTGCCATCATCAGCTGTAAAGTGTCCACAAGTAATTTGATGTAGTCGCATTAATTGTGTTAATACCGTCATGGTTGATGACGCTTTACCATTCATATGTGCTATTGCTTTCTTTTTCATTTCTTCATAAATCTTACGTTGTTCTGCTGTAAGTTTAACGTGACGTTTAATAAATATTTTATCTGGTAAGTCTAGGCAATCTTCTTTCAATACTCTGTAAGAAAAATTTTTAAGTCTATCTGACAGCTCACCCAAGTTTCTAAATTTATGTACCACCTGTATTGATCTACCTGACAAGTGTAGTGTTTTCATTTCTGCATATCTATTACGAAACGCGTAGTAAGAACTAAAGTCCAACAACCACGGATCAAGGAACTCACACTGACTATATAAATCTAGTGGATTCTTTGTAACTGGTGATCCTGTCAAGACCCTTCTATACTTTGCTTGTTTTCCTACAGCTATAATATTTTTTGTTCTGTTTGCTGTTGGTGTTTTTATAGTTGTTGATTCATCAACAGCCATAATAGTTGAATGACTATTTATAAACTTTGTTGCAAATGCTTTACCTTTTATTGTAGACAAAGCTTCAACATTCATAACTAAAATATGTAACTCTTGTCCTGTTTTAAATAAAGTATCTAATTTTTCTTGTTGTTTTTTTGTTATATTAGACTGCCACAAAACTGACACAATTTCTATATGCTTTGGTATATGTGTTGGTATCTCTTGTTCATGCCATGTTTTTACAACACCTTTAGGTGCAATAATTAAAGCACCATCTACTTTACCTTTGTCGTAAAGCATAGACATATTATCTATTAATACTTTTGTTTTGCCTGTACCCATTTCCATAAAATAAGCATAGGTTGCTTTGTTCCAAGATTTTTCCAAAGCAGTTAATTGATGCTTGTATGGCTTCATTCTAAATTTATAATTCATAACTTTTTACTTTCTAGGTTGACATATAATATTAAATCTCTATATTGTCAAGTATGAAAGCAGAAAATATAGTTTATGTCATACAGCATATTGCAGGAAGCCAAGCAGGCACTCCTAAAATAAATATCGTAGGTGCAAAAGATTATGGTGATTTAGTTTTTTTATTACCAGAGTTTTCACAAATGATTTTTTCACCTGGTCCTTTAGTTCGTAAGTTAAGACAAGGTCTAAAAGATTTTAAAGAAGGTGATCATTTATTATTAACAGGTGATCCTGCTCTAATAGGTGTAGCATGTTCTATAGTTTCTGACATCACTAATGGAAAATACAATCTATTAAAATGGGATAAACAAGAAAAAAAATATTATCCTATTGCTATCGATCTATATCAGAAAGGAGAAATTGATGAGCATTAAACAACACATAAAAATAAAAACATTTACAGGTGATGGATCTATTGACTTTGAAGCAGATCAACAAGATGCAATGAAAAAGACTGACAACATTCAGTCACTTGCAGATCAAGTTGAAAAACTAGAGTCTTTAAATTCTACACTTGAAACCCAAGAAGAAAATATAAAAAATACTAAAAAAGATATCGACAGAATATCAGGTGAGGTTATACCAACCATGATGTCTGAAATGGGTTTATCAGAATTAAAACTTCAAGATGGTTCACATCTTAAAGTTGCTACGTCGTATAAAGCGCACATCACAAATGCGAATAAAGAAGCGGCGTTTAACTGGCTTCGTGACAATGGACTAGGAGATATTATTAAGAATGAGATCTCAGTGTCTTTTGGTCGTGGCGAAGATAACAAGGCAGCACACTATGCTGAACTTGCGAAAGGTCAAGGGCTTGATCCGACACAAAAGTTGAAGGTAGAGCCTATGACCTTGAAAGCGTTAGTCCGTGAGCGTATTGAGGCAGGTAAAGAAATGCCAACGGAAATCTTCGGGGTGTTCTCGGAGAATAAGACAACAATAAAAAGGAACAAATAACATGAACCAAGTAGCAGAAAAAAAAGAAGGAGCATTGGCAACAAACATATTTGAAGCTGATGCAAATCAAGGTGCTCAAAATATATCGCAAGAAGATCTTGCGTTACCTTTCTTAAAAATTTTGGGACAACTATCTCCAGAGGTAAACAAAAGAGATGGTAAGTATGTCGAAGGCGCAGAGCCCGGCAAAATAATAAATACTGTTACCAATGAATTGTACGATGAAATTTCTGTCGTACCATGTCATTATAAAAGACAGTACATTGAATGGGCTGACAGAGGTACCAGCAGTGGTGCACCTGTAGCGATTCACGAGGCAGATAGTGATATCTTGAGTCAAACGACTAGAGATAAATCTTATAAAGATAGATTACCAAATGGTAATTATCTTGATAACACAGCCAATCACTTTGTACTGGTAACTGGTAAAAACCCAGCAACAGCGTTGATATCTATGAAAGCTACTCAACTTAAAGTTAGTAGAAAATGGAACTCGATGATGATGGGAATTAAATTGCAGGGTAAAAATGGTTTATTCACACCACCAACTTATAGCCACATTTATAATCTAAAGACTGTTCAGATGTCGAATGACAAAGGAACATGGTTTGGATGGGATGTATCAAAAGTTGGTCCCGTAACTGACAAGGGTGTTTATCAAATGGCGAAGAGCTTTGCTGATAGTGTTGGCAAAGGTCAAGTTCAAGCTAAACACGGAACAGAAGAGAGCAATAGTTCTCCTTACTAGATCCTAGGTAGTGGGCGGGGATGCGAGAGTGGATCCGCCCACTTATAATATATGATTGAGAAGTTTAAAAATATATTTACAGGATTAGACCGTGCTCATGGTGTCACTTATGTAGACAAAAAAGGTGCTGACGGACAGAAGATCAAAGGTAAATCATTTGTAACTAGAGAGTATGTAACAGATGAAATGTGGTCAAAACATTTACAAGGCACAGAACCAAGTCTAGGTATTATTCCAATAACAGATGAAAACACATGCAAATGGGGTTGTGTCGACATAGACTCTTACGCAGGATTCGACCACAAAAAATTAATTGATAAAATAAAAACTTTACACTTACCACTATTAGTATTTAGATCTAAATCTGGTGGTGCACACGTATTTCTATTTACTTCTGTAGCTGTAGAAGCAAAACTAATGCGAGATAAACTTTTATCTATTAGTGCAGTGTTAGGTTATGGTGGATCAGAAGTTTTTCCAAAACAAGTAGAATTAAAATCGCAAGATGATACAGGAAATTTTTTAAATTTACCATACTTTAATGGTGATAAGACAACAAGATATTGCTTTAATGATAAAGGTGAAGCTGTTAATCTAGCTGCTTTTTATTTATTACATGATCTATATAAAATTACACCAGATCAATTAGAAAAATTAATTATAAAAAGACCAGAGTCAGAATTTAGTGATGGTCCTCCTTGTTTAGAATCACTAACACAAACAGATATTAAAGATGGTAGAGACAGAATACTTTATCAATACATACAATATGCAAAACGTAAATGGCCAGAGAATTGGCAATCTAAAATAAATGCATTTAATTATAAATATTTTGAAAAGCACGTAGAAGGACCACTCGAAGATAAAATTGTACAAGGTAAAATAAAATTTAATGATGGTAAAGATTTAGGTTTTAAATGTAATGAAGAACCTATGTGTAATCATTGCGATAAAAATTTATGTCGAACAAGAAAGTTTGGTATAGGCGGTGAGGCTGTGTTTCCATCACTAACGGACTTACAAAAAATATTATTAGATGAACCATATTATTGGGTAAACGTCGATGGTGAAAGAGTTAAACTAGATAATATAGATTATCTAATGGAACAGAGATTATTCAGACGAACTGTTGCAAAACAAATAAATAAAAAACCACCACGTATTACTGTTAAAGAATTTGAAAAATATACTGATATGTTATTACAAGGTGTAGAAGAAGTTGAGGCACCTGTAGGTTCATCACGAATAGATCAGCTATCAAATCATCTAGAAGATTATTGTTTGCAACGATCAATAGGTAGTGTCAGTAAAAAAGACATATTAAATGGTGCTGTGTATACAGAAAGTGGTAAACATGTGTTTACCTTTCATCGATTTTTTCACGGCCATCTTACAAAAAAGAAGTGGAAAGAAGACTATCAAGTAACTCAACAGATGTTGAAAGAACACTGCGGATGTGAAGAAGGACGTATGGTTATTGGTAAAAAGAAACCATCAATTATGAAAGTAGATATCTTTGAAAAACCAGACGATCAGTTTACACAAAAGAAATTGAAAGAAGAGGATCCATACTAATGAGAGGCGTGCAACAATTTTTATTTCCTGAACATGATGACTTAAAAACTAAAATTAAAGATGTTGATTATATAGATATCTCTACAATAAGTGCTGACTTGTTTAATGAAAAAAGAAAACACCCATATGAACTTTTACCAAAAGATAAATTTCTTATATTTAAAACAGGTGGTCTTAATCGATGGCGACCAAAATTAGGAGATTGTTTTCCTTACATTAAAAATATGGAAACAGGTGCTATTCTAGGAGCAAGTTTACACAGAACATACATCAGAGCATCAATAACTTTAAACAAACTTGATCCGATAATTAATATTGAATTAAGATTACATAGAATTGCAGCCGAAGCTTTTATAATTAATGACAATGTAGAAAAAAAATTAGTTGTAGATCATATCAATGGTGACAGATTAGATTATAGAATTGAAAATTTAAGATGGACTACTTATTCAGAAAACAATACAGGCAATGAAAGAAAAATGGATGGGGTGTCATACGAAGAAAAATTACTTTTAGGACTTAAAAAATTATGAAGACAATAGTATTAGGACCACCAGGCACAGGCAAGACTCATACTTTATTAAATAAGGTACAAGACTATTTAAAAAATATAGACCCAGATAAGATAGGTTATTTTGCTTTTACAAAGAAAGCAGCCAACGAAGCTAAAGCAAGAGCTATGGATAAATTTAATTATACAGAAGATGATTTACCATACTTTAGAACTTTACATTCACTAGCATTTAGAAAATTAGGAATTAACAAAGACCAGGTCATGCAGAAAAGACATTACGAAGATTTGGGTAGAAAATTAAATTTGTTTATAGACTATAACGAACACGATCAAGAAGAAACAGGTTTGTTTACAACCAAGTCTGATTACCTGCGTTTAATACACCTTGCTAAACTACGTGACATAACTTTAGAACAACAAATTAAATTGGGTGAACATAATACAGAAGTTGATTACGATACATTAATACATTTAAAAAATGAATTAGCTAGATACAAAAAAGAATATGACTTAGTTGATTACAACGATATGATTTTAAAATTTATAAAATCAGATGCGTCTCCAAAGTTTGATGTTGTATTTATAGATGAAGCACAAGACTTATCTTTAATGCAATGGAACATGGCAAAAACTATTTGGAATAAGACACAAGATTCTTTTATTGCAGGTGATGATGATCAAGCAATATTTAGATGGGCAGGAGCGGATGTAGATTCTTTTATTACACAAAAGGGTAAACTGTTAAATCTTACACAGTCAAGAAGAATACCAAGAGCGGTCCATGACTTTGCTTTAGGTATAATTAAACGTGTATCAAATAGAAGATATAAAGAATGGGCACCAAGAGATCATGAAGGATCTTTAAAATTTCATGATGATATTAAAGATATAAATATGTCATCAGGTAAATGGTTAGTGTTAACAAGAACACGTTACATGTTAGAAGATATAGAAGATGAGATGCGTGAACGTGGATGGTATTTTGAAAACAGGTTTAAAAAAATGCCAGAGAAAGATGCAGCTGAAGCTGCACTAGAATGGGAGTCAGCTCGTAAAGGTCAACCTTTAAACTACAAGCAAATAGAAAGACTATATAGTTACATGTCACCAGCACATGTAGATAAAAATTTTTTAAAAGGTTTAGCTCAAGAAGGTTTTTATAGTTTGGCTGACACAGGAATTAAAACAGATGCAGTCTGGTACGAAGCATTTGATAATTTAGATTTTAGAAGAAAGAGTTACATACGTAGTATGCGTAGAAATGGAGAAAACTTAAATGACAAACCAAGAATAAAACTATCAACAATACATAGTGTAAAAGGTGGTGAAGAAGACAACGTAGTATTATTAACAGATCTAACTACGAACACAAATAGATCATATCTAAAACAACCAGATGATGAAACAAGATTATTTTATGTTGGTGCTACACGAACAAAAGAAAATTTACACATCATCAGACCAAAAGATTATGATAAATCTTTTCCAATGGAGGACTATGAGTAAAGTATGGGACAAGCAAATTGGTGGGAATCACTACCAACAAAATTTTAAAATTCAACCGAGCAAGTTTGTAATCGAGAATAAACTTTTATTCCCTGAAGGATGTGCTATAAAATATATTTGTAGGCATCAATTTAAAGGGAAGAAAGAAGATTTAGAAAAAGCAATACACTTTATAGAAATGATTATTGAAAGGGATTACTCATGATACAAAGACCGCTGTTCACACCACAGACAGAGTGGATACCACCACAAGATTTTCCAGACCTGTCAGCACATGATGAAATTTCAATTGACTTAGAAACAAAAGATCCAAACTTAAAAACTATGGGATCAGGATCTGTAACAGGTAGAGCTGAGATTGTTGGTATAGCTGTAGCTGTTAAAGATTGGTCTGGGTATTATCCTATTGCACATGAAGGTGGTGGTAATATGGATAAGAAAAAAGTATTAAACTGGTTTCAAGACGTACTAAAAACACCAGCTGTAAAGATATTTCACAATGCTATGTATGACGTATGTTTTATTAGAGCTGCAGGCCTTAAAA